ATCCTGGAAGAACCATGGATCCTTCTTTAAAAATATTACCACCAAAAGACTCTACTTGATTTTGTAAAATAGACTGAAGAGTTGTTAGTTCTCTAGCCTGAACTGGAAATCCTGGTTTAAATAAAACCTTGTAAAAATTATCATCCTTATCGAAATCGTCAAAATAAGGATTGATATTGAGATTAGTTTTCTGTGGCATCGTTTAGAATTCCAGGATGATTTTAACGTCTTCTTTTTGTCTTGAGTTTCTGGAGATTGCTGGACGATTGTCAATATAGACAATATCTCCCGACCCTTTATTTATCTCAGGATTGGCAATCCCGTTTGTGATTTGGGTGCCAATTGAAATAAGTTTTGTTCCTGATGGGTTTGTAGTAATACCAGTGAACCCAGTATCAATAGAACCAGAGAAACCTCCAGTGGTAGTAACTGCATTTGTATTTGAAGCAAACTCGTACAGTTTACCGTTAGTAGAAACACCGACATAATCTGTTTGATCAAACGTAGTTTGATTTAGGAAAGCATTTCTATCTTGAAAATACTTCAATACTTTAGTTTCATTATCAAACGAGGCAACAAAACCTACTGCTTTTCCACCAGTGACACTTTGACCAATCTTATCACCAACAGATACTGTTCCAGTAACTGAGGAAAACTTTAATGCTCCGAAGGAAGAAAACTGATTTTCGGAGAAAACTGTTGTAGATCCTATAGAAGTTGGATTCTTGACTATGCCAATTTGTGCAAAGGTTATGTCAGTTGGAAAATCTCTGGTAGAATCGTCAAATCTTGCATAAACAAGTACTTTATCTGCACCAAGTTCTTTATAAAGATCATGACCATGACCTTTTGATGGTGGAATAATTGGGATTAGTTTTGCTTTAGTGCTTGAGTTGGAATTGATAGATCCAAGATCTACAATTCCATAACTATAATTTTTTCCACCAGAGGAAACTATAGTGTTTGTAATTTTACCATTGACATCTACATCAACAATAACTTTACCTCCAGTTCCATCACCCAAAATATTAACTTCATGAGATCCCTGAGAATATCCCAATCCCTGCTGGTCAACATATACTTTCTTAATCTGATTCTCATTAATATCAGAATCACCATTATTTCTAACAGCAACTATCTGAGCATCTGTTGATGTAGACCAGTTATTTGGAAGAGAAATGTATTCAGTAGAATCAAACTTAATAATATCACTTGGAGATACTGTGAAAAGATATTTCCATACATATCCATCTCCACTTACTCCTGCTTTTGATGGTTCAAGATCAGTAAAAGTTGGTTCGTCAATAGAAGCATTTCCTGTTGTGCTAATTCCAGAAGATCCATTATCAATAACAGTATATACTTTGAACTCACTGTTCATTACATAGTAGTTCGCATCATAAAGTCTTGCAGACTTTGTAGTTGGGGAAAGATTCTTGAGACTATAATCTTGACGATATATTTCATATTTCGTCCCACTAGTCCAATCAACTCTCCTTACTAGTCTTCTGACATTAGCAGAGGAGACTTTTTTACCAAATGACATATTGTCACCAATAAAATTGGCATAATCAATATTGTCAATAGGACTAGGAGTATTTGTATCCCAGTCTGTAGTTCTTCCAAATCCAACTATGGAAGGATTGGATAAACCAACAAAAATATAGTAAGAATTATCAGTACTAGTGACGGAATCTACAAAGTTTCCCGCATTTAATATTCTAAACTGATCGGTTACAATTGCCGCCATCGTTGCTAGCTTTTTTCTATATTTATAACTATCCCAGGTCCTTTCTGAGAGATCCATTGTCTCTCAAACCGAATCCCCGTCTTTGGATAGTGGGGAATGTTGATAATCCAGCATCAACTCTCAAACCAGTAACACCGATAGCGATTGGAGAAGATGCTCTGGTAAACCCAGAAAGTCTGCCCCAAGAGAGTGTTCCTTGTGGAACCGTCAAACTACCTGTCGTAGTAAGACCCGTATGCGTAGTAGTAGAAAGAATGTTACAAGTTGCAACTCCAGTCGTCGCAGTTGTGTGAAGGTCGTTGATGATGTAAACGTTGTCCAGGAATGTTGTTCCGATAGCTACGATTGAATTATCGGAACTGTTAATGGATCTAACACCATTACCAATACTAGTATTTTTAACGAAGATTGGATAACCTTCTTGAAGTCCTGCAGTGTTAGATGCCGTGAAACTAAACGCAAGGGCAAGATTATTTCCACCAGTTCCAACTGCTGTGGAAATACCAGTTATTGTCGCAGCAAAACCAGCGACAGCGGTAATTCCAGTTAAAGTTTCAACAGAAAGTGCTGGAGCAGAAACCAGAACCTGTGGAGGTGCTGTGCGGGTATATCCAAAACCAGCATTGGTTACAGATGCTGAGTTGATAAAATCATTAACAATAGCGACCGTACCGGTAGCAGTTGTACCAATACCAACACCCACTGCCTTCGGTGCAGCGATCTTAAGTGTTGCTGAACCAGAGTAACCAGCACCTCCTTCAGTAACATCCAAGGAACTAATGGTTCCTGTTGAAGAGACTACAGCAGTGACAGCAGCAGATACATGTTCTGTTGATGTATTAACAAGTAATCCATTGACACTGGTGATATTAATAGAAGATTCATTTTCTTCATAATTGAAGAATTGTGCGTCATCAACAAATATTTCAGTAGCAGATGCAGAAATATCTCCAATAACTCTTGCGGTAGGATAAACCTGCCCTTCAATAGAATCTCTAGACTTGTTAACAAGTTCGCCACCAAGTCTCTGATCTACCTTCTTCTTAATCCAACTAAGTGGTTTGAAGTTAGTTTCATCGATGCCAAGACCAGCGTAGATATTAGTTTCTACCTTATCAGAGTTATTGATGTTGTAAATTGTTCTTGGATCTTGAGCAAGACTGTTTTCAGTCTTCTGCATTTGCAGAAGGTCTCCAGTTTCAACAGAAGTGTTAACATTTACGCTAACACTATCAGTTCCTCTAGTTCCTCTGTAGAAGAAGATATCAATATTATCGTTTGCAGTTGGCGCAGTCTTGAATACAATTGATGTACCACCAACGAACTGATAGTGAACATTGGGTTGCTGAATTACACCATTTACGTAGATCAGAAGGACTGCTTCAAGATCAATCACCGAAGAATCTGGATCATTCTTATCAACTTCAAAACTTACAAGTTCTCCTTTATAATTTAACGGGAATCTGACGCGAGATCCGTCAATAAGATTGGAGATTGAATCGATATAATCAAGTTCGCCAAATTGCCAAGCGGCAAATTTATCATTAAAGACATCCAGAACTTCAAATTCTGGTTCATTGACCATTGCAGGAAGACCCTTGGCAGTTACAAGACCCACTGGTTTAAACTTATCACCAATTCTAAATCCATATCCGTTTCTAACAATCTTAAAGTTTTTAACTTCAAATAGAGTAGAACCAATTCCAACTGATGTTATAGCAGCACCAACTTCCACATTAAGTAGAAGACCGCTGCCAGTATCGGTTGTAGCACCTTGACCAAGACGAGATACGCCCGTGATGGAAAGATTTTCGTATGATGGAGATGGAATATTAATGGTTGGATTGTAACTATATCCAGTACCTCCATTTGTTACATTGAATGCAAGAGATCCACCAGCACCAACTGTAACGGTAACAGCAGCGGCGTTACCATTATGATTTGGATCAGTGATTCCAATAGCAACCGTTCCACGGTATCCAGAACCAAGAATATCAGTAGCACCAGCTCCAATAGTCTGAATTACACCACCAGACACAAAAGCAGTTACAGAGGCACCAACCAGAGGAGCAACTCCAAGACCCTGTGTGGAACCAAGTGAAACAATCATCCCACCTCTTGGAAGTTGATTCTTGTTTACATCAGTTTCGGAAATTATAAGATCATCATTTGAATCTTTTACTCCGGTAAACACTAAATTAGATGTGCTGCCAGTTTCAGTGAAACTATAGTTTCCTCCAGTGTTGTTGTCAGTGGTTGGAGTTTGGAACATATTATTAATGAATACCAAACCACTACCAGTTTCAATACCTGTTGTATTAGCACCACCAACCGTCAGACGATAGGTCGCACCAATACCAGTGAATTGTCTAGTGATATCATCATAAATTTGGTTGGACGCATAATCATTTCTCAGATATACTCTGCCGTTAAAGGTGGACTTATGGTATGGAATGTTACTATTATCAACCAGTTCTTGAGTATTACCTCTAGGTGCTTCAGTGAAGTGAATCTTACTTCTAGTCATATTGTAAGAACCTTGGAAAACTCTGATGGCAGATCCGTCAGTGTGTGTGGTTGCTAAAGTTCCAACAAATCCTCTTTCAGTTTTGACAACGTTGAAAGAACCTGTTCCTGTAATAGGACCAATAGTTGTAGTTCCAAGACCAACAGCATTAACCTTGACAAACTCATCATCAACTTTCAAAACATCTCCTGGAAGAATGGAAGAGATTCCAGAAATACCAAAATATGTTGCACCAATAGAGATAGATCCACCGTTATTATTGAGAGTATAGTTGATTGAAGTAAATGCCAGAGGGGATCTTGAGACACCATCAATGGTAATCAAAGATTTCTCAAGTTTCTTCTCCATTTCAAGAGTATGTCCATTTCCACTTCCAGCAGAGTTGAATGTAACTGCTGTACCAGTTTTACTAGTAGCAAGTTTAAACTCATTATTATTCGTCTTAATAGCGTAAACTGTGGAAGGAAGAGCATTTCCATTGGACATAACCATGGAAGTATAGGCACCACCTACAAAAGTAGATCTTGGCGTGTATGTTAGTTTTTCACGGTTACTAAAGAAGTGATCAGCAATTGTGAATACCCCTGTTCCAAGATTGACAACAGTAGAAGTACCGGGATTAAATTGCTTTTCAAATACTGGAACACTGTTGTGCTTAACATCAAAGTCAACCTTGTTAGTTCTATCACCATTGATAGAATCATACTGAGAAGTTTTCAGTTGTTCATTTGCAGATCCGTAAGTTAATGTTGCCGGAACATTATTCAAATCTTTCTCAGTTTGAATGATTTCACTGTAAATTTGAACAGTAATATCATCACTAATGTTAGCATCTGGATGGAATACTAGAACGAAATTGCTACCATTAATATCAGCACCAAATGTACCAATACCCATCGTGCTACCGATAGAAAGGTGTGGATATTGTACTGTAAAGGCATTTATGTTATTATGATTAAATAAGACTTGATGTAATGCAGATGTATTACCATAAGATACTTTTGCAGTAGATTTCACTGTTGTTACATCTGCCTTATCATAAGTCAATACTGTAGAAATTCCAGTTCCTGAGAATGTGGAGAATTTCGTTTCAAGGCGACCCTCTTTAACAGAACTGTCCGGTTGACCACTTGCTTTAAATATATGAGTGCCAATTCCAGCACCAACTGTATTGAATCCAACAATCCTAGAGCGAACAAGAACATCATTAGACTCGGTGTTCTCAAAATTCAACTTAAGGACACCAGATGCGATGTTGCTGGTGAAAGTTCCAATAAACTTGGGAGAGTATCCTAAAGTGCTGTTATCAAAGAAAAAGTCTGATCTGTAAGTATCAGTTCCATCATGATCAACAAACATATCAACAATCGTCTTATCGTTAGTAACAGTGTCAATAAGTTCAATATTTGCAAATATGGATTCAGTTCCACTTGAAGAACCTTCAAAAACTAATCCCGTCAAACCAACACCAACAGAAACATTATTTCCGATCAAATTGACAAATCCAATAGATTGTGTAGAAATGCCCGCAAGAGTGGTGTTAAAGTTGTTCTTTATAAATTTAACATCTATATCATCATTAAAAGGATCATCTGGTGTCAATCTCAGTGAAACGTTATTAAAAGCATCTTTAATCGCTTCAATATCAACAAGGTCATCTTTCGTGTTATGAATAGATGCTTTCTCAACAGTGATCAAATCATCATTTTTTGTATTAACAACAATTAACTCAGTTGCCTGAAGATCTTTGCTATTAGGTTTGATCATCTGAATCAAATATCTACTATATCCATCATTATCAATAAACTTATCAATATCACGATACAGAGTCGTATTAGCATTCTCTTGGTTAGAGAATTGACTGTTGAAGTTATCAATCGTCAGAACCCTATTAGTCTTACATTCAATATAATCAGAAAGTCTCTTATTTTGGAACTTAATAAACTTAGACTTGTTATTTGATACATCAATGTCAATACCAAAATCAAAGAAGTTGATAGCATCAACTCTCATTGTAGTTCCGTTAGCATTTAGATTGATAATATCAATTAAAGCACTACTATTTGCAGATCTGCTCGTTGCTGAGACTTTTCCTTCTGATGTAATTCCGGTGTCAGCAAAATTTTTCAATCCGGAGGAATGAAGCATTCTATTAACAGGATTTACCCAGTCCTCAAATTCTATTGGACTCTTTATGCTATATGAAAGATTCTGATAATAGTCGTTATCGGGAATAACTTGATAATCTTCATTTAACTTACCTATGTCATTTGCCCAACCATAATCAGTCTCAAGAGAGTAATCAACTTCAAATATACCAGTATTTTCATCAATTTTATTGATAGTTGCTATTGTGCCGGAATTTTTTCCGACAATCACATCATTTTTAGTTAATTCATAAGTTCCATAAACTTTAATAGCATCATTAAGATTATTGGTGACTATAAGATCTATTCCAATATAAGTATTGCCAGACTTAATAAAGAGTGATTCTCCAACAATAAACTCTAAAGGAGTTTGTACAACAGTAAATGTTGGATAGTCGTTCCTATTAACAAGAGTAGCAAAAGTACTTTGTCCATCTGTTTGAGCAACACCAGCATTAGTTGCATATGGGGAAATATCAAATTCAACCTCTGCAGGGTTGGTATTTCTGTATGCTGTTACTTTGAAGAAGTTGTAAGAATAATCTTGGGAATTGAATCCTGTACCTGTAGTAGATGCTAAGGAGATATTTTCGGCATATACAAAGTCGTTTATAGAAAATGGTGCCGTAGAAGTTGTAAATCCGAGAGTTGGAGTTGCAAGAACACATGTTACAACGCCTGCAGGTGACGAGAAAACACTATTAACACCAACACCATTACTATTATTTACAGAGAATACTTTAGATTCTGTGTCAGAAAGACCCTTGGGAACATCAAGTATTTCAATTTTATTGATAGATGAACCCTGCATCTTTGCAATCAGAGTTCCATTATCATAAGCAGATCCTGTATCAGGATTAACAAGAACAAGATCTGGAGGGGAAGTGAATCCAGAACCACCAGATGTTATTGTTATACCAGAAACGGTATTTCTATTAACAACTGTAATATTTGGTGAAATATAAACTTCTGGACTGAGTGTCTTGTCTGCAGAAAAATCAAATCCCGTATCTTGTATTGTAACTTGATTGATTCTACCAAGAGTTGTGGATGTAGGAATTATATCTGCGTTGATACCTGCAGTGGATGCAATACTTACAAACTTAGGAAGTTTCTTATAACTGGCTCCACCAAAAGTGATTTCCAGTTTGTCAACACCACCAAGAGATCTTGGTGAAGAGGTGGAATACTTAAGAACACTTGTAGATGATTGATTATAGTCAAGATCTTCCGGAACGTTCTTGAGCGAGACAGTAAATGCTGTTTCACCAACTCCTGTGACACTATACGTTCCAGAATATGTGCTATTAATGAAATTAATTTCAGAATAGTTTGTAACTTCTGTGTCAGCAGTACTGATATATCCTGCCTTATCCAGTTGATAGTAAACTTTAGATGGAAGGTTCTTATTGAAGTTAAGAGTGACTGTTGATGCAGTTACTGTATTGGCAATACCAACAGTTCCAACACTCACTGTACTAAAGGTTGTAGAAGAACCAATAGAAACTAATTCATTCTTGAAATCACTATCATAGTAAAGTCTAAAGTTGTAACCACTCAAGGAGGAATCATTTACATTAAATACCAAATTGTTATCTCTAACAAGATTTAATCTTGGATTGATTGCAGATAACTCTTGACTGGAACCACCAGTAGATCCAAAACTTACTACGGATGGTGGGTTAGAAATAGTATCAAACCTTGTATTTGCAAGATTGATAGTGTTATCATCAATTCTATAAACAAAGTAAGAACCGGTAGAAAGACCAGATATAATAAGATTAGAATCATAAAATACCTTATCACCTGTCTTGAGACCATGCTCAGTGAGAGTCAATCTATTTGTAGAAGTGTTTACCGCAGTTGAAGTGAATCCGATTGGATTAATAAGTAACTTATCGTTTGCAGAGTTGTACTTGAGGTATACGGAAACTGATGTTCCAATTCCGACTGATTGTTCCGAATTTACACTCAGATTTACAACATCACCATTAATAAGACCATGTGCTGTAGAAACGGCAACTTTTGCTCTAATTTTTTCTACTTTGGCAGTTACTTGAGTTTTATTTGAGGTAAGAGAATATCTGTAGTCCCTACTGTCAGCGTTGGACGTTATATTTCTGAAATACACACCTTCAGTATTCGTGGTAAGACCAACCTGAGTACAAAGACCAATGATATCATCAGTCTTTTTGACTACAAATAAGGTTTGAGTGTTTCCACTTTGTGGAATACTATAAGTTGCGCTAGTATTAGTATTAGAAACTGTAAATCCTTGTGAACCTGCAAATCTTTCAAATGTAACTTGTTCACCAGTTTTAAAGGGGTGGTTGGGTAGGTAAATCCCCTGAGTTGGTACTGAAATTGTATAATGGAGACTTCCAGTGAAATATCCTTTTGAAGAGGATGCTCCAGTAGTAGTCCCGATACCTACAGATTGGATACTATTGAAGAATACTTTGTCATTTACAGACGAGTCAAAATATGAGACATTTACAGGTAAGGTAAATTTACTCGGAGACACAAATACATCACTGTTTGCAGTGTGTGCGGCACCTACAATGCCTCTCAAGACTCTAATTACTTTTTTCTCTGGATATGTACCCAAAACAGATAAAGTCTCTGTGCCTATCCCCAGAGTGCTACCTACAGAAACGGAGTCAACAATTCTATTAACGAAGATATCAGTAACAAAACCAACTGAGGAATTGGCCGCGACTTGAACTGAAAGGCGAGTTCTTTCTGACGAAACTCCAATTTTGTGAGATTTTGTAAGTCCAGAAATGAATGTAGAAAGTCCAGAAACTGCAATTTGATCGTTATCAAAGTATTCATGGAATGGATCTACGTTGACAGATACTGCACCACTCTTCTCCCAAACAAGAATCGCATTTTGATGACTTTGAATTGTAGTAGTCACATCTACGATAGACTTACCAGTGACTCTACTAACATATGCAGACAGTCCCCCACCACTAGTCCCTTCATTATCAAACGTTAGAGTTTCTCCAACTCTGTAATCTGTACCAGAATTATTAATCTTGAATCCGTCTACAGACCCTCTGACAATAGAATCAATAACAGCACTTTGAGTCAGAACTTCATTTGGTTCAGAAACAAAATCATTAGTAGCAAATTTATCACCAGCAACATAAGGGAGTGTATTTCTTCGTAAGTCTGAAGAGTTAAAGTCAAATGTTTGATTAATATTTTGAGTTACTGGAACAGAAGAATAAGATCCACCAATAAAGAATGGGAACTTACTATTTTTTCCATCACTAGTAATTGTAGAATGATAAGCATAAACGCCATTAGGATATTCTGGGGTTTTAGCATATCTTCCATTGTGCTCATCAAGATCACCAGAATCTGTAAACTTGTAATCCTCTACAAAGAATCCAGCAGTAAATCCAGAAGGTCTATCAGAAACTTCCGTAGTTGACAATTCGTAACTACTTGTTAAAATTTTGATACCTGAGTTTACATCTGAAGGATCTGTATAGGCATAACCACCATATATCGGATTACCATCATATGCCCAACCAATAATTGGGGAATGTGTTCCGCCAATATCACCAAAAGTATCAGCACCAATAGCAGTGGAATATCCTACCAATCCATATTCAAGTTTTTCTGCAGTTTCAACTAAAATTTCATCACCAAACCTAGTATGAGAATTACAAACTAAATCTCTAACTTCAACATCAACAACACTATTAGAACCAGCGGAAGTTACGACTACTGAAGTGGTATTTTGAAAATAACCTATACCACCAGTGAGAACTACAACATTAGTAATTTTTCCACCACTAACGATGGCTCTAAGTTTTGCCCCAACACCCTCACCCTCAACTTTAAGATCTGGAGCAGATGAATATTCACTGCCAGAATTAGTAACTTGTACAGAAACAACTTTTCCACCAGAAATAAGTGGTTTCAATTCGGCATTTTTACCATTTTTAATTTTAATGTCTGGTTTTTTGTGGAAGTTTAGGATTTTTGAACCATAACCAGTTCCAGTTTCATACAAGTAAAGATCAACAATCTCACCTCTTACAGATGGAGTTGCTGTGATAACTCCAGATACACCATCAAACTCTGCATTAACGGTAATTGTTACCGGAGGATAAGCAAAGTTTTGAATTCCAATTCCTACATCAGTAATGTTAACATGTTGTCTCTTGGTGTAATCAGTTGTATTTGTTCCACCAACTCCAGCATTTGCAAGTCTGAAAGAGTGATCATCAATTTTTAATATTTGATACTGCACATTGGTGGATAATCCAGTTACAGCAGTATTATCTGTTGCATAGAGAATTTTATCTCCATCCAAGAATCCATGATTATTGAAAGTAATTGAATCACTTACAGAAGAAATATTTTCAGACTTAACTTTTAATTGTCTGTTCTCATACCCACTTCCAGAGTTTGTGACTTTGATTGCACTAATATTTTTCTTACCATCAAATAATCTAAATTTATGAGTACCTTGAGAAGTAGTAGTAAATCCTACTGTGCTGATACCACTTGAGTAATTTTCAAAAGTTTCATACAACTTAATTGTTGTTGGGTTGACAATTTGTGCAAAGTATACAGATCCACTTGCTAATGCTTTATCTTGATGACTGTTTGAACCACCAAAAGTTCCAATGCCAATTGCATTATTACCATTTCTACTATAGACAATAGCATCACCGTTTCTCAGATTATGTGGTTTTACAAAAGTAATGGTATCGTTAGTATTGCTAATAGCACCGCCACCAGAAGTCAAACGAGCATCAAACTCAATCTCACGATATCTGGTCTCTAATATTGGTTGCAAGACTGCTCCAGATCCATTACCACCATCAATGGTGATGGAAGTAACATCTACTAAATCAAAATCTTGCGGGTCAATTTGTACTTCAGTTACACTACCACGAACCACAGGTCTTACAAGAGCAGTGGTATAAGCAGCTCCAGGAGAACCAATTTCAATAGTTGGTGGATTTATTACATCGTAGTTTTTACCACCATTATAAAGTCTTACATTTTTGATTGGACCAAAGTAAATCTTGTCATTTGACTTATAGTTTACAACTTCAGTACCATTAACTAACATTCCTGTAGAACCAGGAATAGTTGATGTCCCTTTACCGTCTTTGATATTTCTGACGATTGGGAATTTTTTCAGTAATTGTTGAGGATAAATTGCTTCACTCTTTTGAGATGCGAGAACAAATTTGTGTGTTCCTGCCCCAGCAGAGGTAAATTCTAAAGAGGATCCCCCTTCAATCAGAGACCTAGAGGCAAAGAGTTTGATTTGATTGGATGTGGATAGTACTTCAACAAAGTAAACGCCCTCAGGGAGTCCTACAAGGGTGTCTGAGGATGCTTTATAGAAGACTTCATCACCAGTTACGAAAGGTACTGGAGATGCAAAGGAGATAATACTATACTTCTGTGTTGACGAATCAAATCCTTGGAGAGCATTACCAGCAGCAGACGCAAGAGTTGCGCTCAGAGTAGTTTCGCTAATGTCATATGAAGGTAAAGAGTTTGAAGCAACATATGCATGAGCGTCATCCGTATATACATTCTGAACATCAGTGGTGACTGTATTATCACCATAGAACAGTGGAGTACCACTACTGGTAGCGGTTTCAAGTTTTCTTCTAATTGTGTAAATTATTGTGGAATTAGCAGTGAATCCTACAAGATTATCAAGGGTAATTTGTTTGTTTGTAGCACTAACCGTAGCAACTACAGCGTTTGCATGAAGAACAGTTTCTGTAGATCCATTTAGAATATCTACAGTATCTCCAACCTTGAGACTAGAATCATCAATTTCACTCTTCAATTGAACTGTGGCACCGTTGATGCTCTCTACATCAAATCTACAACTTGTGTTGTAAATCCAACTATTAGCAAATATTTGCTTATCAGTCTTATTCAGTTCTGGATTTTTGATTCTTTCACCAATATTTTTGACAAATATCTTTTGACCCTCATTAGAAAGTAAAATGTCATTCGTCGCTTTGAACTCAGAAAGAACTCCACCAATACGAACTTCTACTTTCTTAGAAATATCACCATCTTCATAACCAATATAAACTTCATCGGTTCTAAGTTCTGTTGATGAGGTAATTGCAGTTCCAATACCACTACATCCAAGAAATTGGTTTACAGTTTTATCTGCATATTCAATTGTATTTTCTCCAGCAATAATCTTTCCAGTTTGGGCAAATCCGACTGTAGAATCAACTGTTATTACAGAAGCACCGACACTAACAGTATTTGCTACTTTCGTGGCTGGTTGAACTTTAAATGTTCCTTCAATTAAATCTTTATCATCAAAACCTACAAACAATCCAAGTTTGTAATATGTGCTAATACCAGAATTGGTAAAAATTTCAACTTCTGATATGGAAGCTTGAGTTGCACTATCAGTAGACTTTCTAATTGTTTGTCCAACTAACTTATTTGGATCACCAGAAATTCTCTCAACAACAACTTCTTCTCTTCTTTTAAACTTTGCTGCTGAAGGTTTTATTAGATAATCTTCTAAATCAATTACCTTTGGATCTACACCATAAAGAACTTTGAAGAGAATTTTGAAAGAATCTTCTGTTCCCTTTGATTCATATAAACTTCTTATCTCCTTAAGAAAGTTATTAACGTCTAAATTATCTACAAAATCAACATCTTCAAGACCAGGAGCAAAAGAATATTTTAATTTTCTGTAAAACTCTTTAAGAAACAGAGCACTGAGATTCTGTACAGTAGAACCATTAGCATGAACTTCTTCTGAAGTGTCGCTGAATATCAGTTCCTCAGGATCAAGAGAAGAACGATAAGAAGAAATACCACTAAAACCTCTTACACATCCAGTGAAGGAAGTTGCAGTTTTTCCAGTATAAGTGATAATTTCATCATTAATCTTAAAAAGACCATATTCATCAGGAAACCCTTTAGTTGTAGAAACCTGAACTGTGTCTGCAGTAGAAGATATACCAGCAGTCAAACTGGTGTATCCAGTGACAACCTCTGGTGTAAGGTTATCAAATTTTAAATATTGGTCTAAGTTCTCAACAATATCAGTAGCACCGCCCTGATGTTCTTGAGAAATATAATATTGCTTCAGAAAGTCAATAGATTTTGGACTTTCGGATCTAAGAAATTCGGGTAACTGACTCTCAATTACTTGTTGTACTTTAACCCTTCTTTCAAACCCTGTTTGTATCATTCTTATCCTCTCTTAAGTTCTCCGTTTAGGTAACTTGAAGTAACTTTATAACCGACGCCAGAGATCTGTTCGCCAGATGTAATAGTATCTTTAATCATATTTATCTCACTATCAGCAACCGAGAAAGATAGGTAAAGGTCCTTCAAACCGATAACATCATTAGAATCAGGCACTGCCTGAATCTCAACAACATTGTTTTCTTTAATTGTGGATGAGAATGTAATTGTATTCAATAATATTTCACCTTTTACATAGTCAACTGTTCCTGCTGACTTAATTGTAACGTCATATTCACCTTTTTCATTTCTTTCTTTAACAACGGAAATTGTTCCCTTACCATTTTCTCCTGGAGTGTCGGTAAAAAAGAATGTTCCGCTTCTTCCAGAGAGTCCAAATCCTGTACTCTTGATGTTGAACCCATTTTTGTCCATACGGAACTTGTTCCCGTAGCAAAGTTCATATTGTGCAGAAGTATTGATCAAAGTTTTCAAATTTCTTCTAATTCTAACTCTGGTGATGTTAGAAGTGATTGCACTATCAGTACTATCAATGGTTTGACACAATTTACTGTACTTGAAGCGTCCACCAAACTGATTAATGTTTGCTGTGGCAAAAGTATTCAGCGTTGACGAAACTTTTGACTTCAAATCATTGACATTTGAAACTTTTGCGTTATTGTAGTAGACTGCAGCGTCAATTTCAACAAAAAGTACCTTAAGATCAACAATTTTTTGATTTATACCCGATAAAGAATAATTTTTGAGTTTTGTGGCAATGGATTCTTTGTCAAAATCCGAAACAAAGTCACCATTTTTAGGTTTAATACTAATAACAACGTTTCCAAACTGTGGTGGATCCAATTCTTCACCACCAACAACAGAAACAGACTCAGTATTTGGATAAATTGACTGAATTATCGCCTCATAGTCGCGAGCAGTGACTGCACGATACTGTGAAGAATAAATTCTTGGTGCAAAATACTTGATTGAGTCTATACTTTCAATTTCTCCACCATTTTGTGCTTTTAAAGTGGTTGAAATTGTAACATCACTGCTTGGAACGATGACATTTCCAAGATTATCGGCAACTCTTCCAGAATATGCGAAATTTTTCGCTCCGTTTCCATCAATACCGTCTGTGACAATGTAAGAAACGGTAATTATTGCACCATTTTCTAATTTTTTACCAAAAAATCCGTCTCCAAAGAGAAGTTCATACCTTTCGTCTTGAACTTCTTGTATAAGATAAATCTCAGAGTTCTTATTCAGGTTTAAAATGTTTTGAGCAAGTTCATACTCTATTCCTTCACCAGAATCAGATGCTCCTTTGACCTTTACAACGATTGTAGAGATATCAATGAACGGATTTTGTAAAACAAAGCGTTGATCCAATGATCCATCAACAACAAATTGTTTTTTTAAGTAAGTTCCCTGACAAATATCAAGGTCATTGAACTTTGCGGTTCCGGAATTGATTGTAGTGGTAACATCTTCTGGAACTGAGAAGACAAATTGGCTCTCATTGACGTTTCCTACGCACACTAGACCCGCTTTTAAGGTCATTGTAGGAGATGTGCCGCTAGTTTGTATGTTAAGATTGATACGTGCCTTAGCGGCGCTTCTAGAGCGAGGTACATAACCAATATTTCTTGCCAAAGAAACAACATTTTCCCTCAAAGTTGCCGAATCCAAGAAGGATTCGTTCACAATCATGTTTGAGTTATAGGCAGTAATGTAAGTATTATATGCTAACGTGTCAATTAAGACAGAAAAATTAGATCCTTCAAAATCAAAGTCCGTAAACGTAGAGTTTGCACGGAGATAGTCTTTGATTTGGGACCTAATTTGGTCAAAATCTAGATTTGTAAATTTAGTAAAAGGCATATTACCTTGTTGCCTCTAGCAAAAATGAAAATTCTTGAATGGGAAAGTCCTGACCAACAATATCATAAAAGATAGTAACATTAAATGTGTTATTGTCTGGTTGAGGATCTACATCAACTTGCACATTTGCAACCCTAGGTTCAAAATTATCAATTGTGGTGATGATTTGCTCTTCAATTACACTAGCAGTAGCAAAATCAACAAAATCAAAAAGACTTGCCCGTACATCAGATCCTAAAATTGGTTGAAAAAACCTTTCTGTTGGGATCGTCTGTACTAAATTTTGAACAGATCGCGTGATTGCTCTCGCATTCTTCAAAATTGGCAAGTCTTTTGTCACAGGATGTGGATCAAAAGATAGACTTATGTCTCTAAATGCTCTTGATTCCCGCGAAATTGCCATTGGTCAGTAGGTTTCTTGACTTTATTTATGGTAGCAGGGTCACCATAAACTTCTTGTATCAATCTTTCCTCTGGATCTTCAGTTTTATGTGGTTTTGACCAATAATCTGACATGATATTTGGTGCACCCCACAGTTCTTTTATGTGCTCTGCCGACATTTAGTCCTCTTTGGGCGATTCATTGTATTTATTTTCACGCTCGTCTGCTGTTTTCCAGAAGTATTCATCTTCACGACCCATACCAAGACGTTTGTAACCATTTTCAACTTGATAATATTGAGTAGAAACTTTAAAATCAGGCATCTTAGGTTCTACAGGTGTCAAACTATTATCAAAAATACGTAATCTATTATTTGGATAGAGTGCATACTGTCCATTTTCAAGTTCAATTAGGTTATGAGACTTATGTTCGGCAGGATTTTCACTCGTTGCCCAGTCTACGTAGTCTGGATCATGATGATAGTTGTCAATCGTACAGACATAAGTGCCCTTTACATTACCATGATCGCGGGTGTAACACTCAAAGTCCATTGATCCAATGAACTTTTTATCTACACTGACCACACCATAGTCCATACAGTTCCAAAACTGTAGGTTAGGAAGGTCCATATCAGGTGTAGGAGTCTCTGGGTCTGAAACGAATGCACTAATCGGCAACTTATCATACATTGCCGCATATTCTGGTAAATAAGTTTCAAAATAAAAAGCGCGTCCAGGTAACGACTTAACCGATACCCAAACGCCTTTTACAAACTCACCATGCCCAGATTGATGATCTGTTAGATATTCTTTACGGACCCATACTTCCTGTGAAGGAAGATTGGCAATCAAACAAGACATAAGTGTTTACAAATCTAATCTATGTATTAACCTCTACCTTGTCCGCTATACACCTTACGTTTTCCATTACGAGAAGTCGCGGCATATATTGTATTCTTTCCCGATCCTTGA